TTTTAAATGTAAATCAATTCTTAGTTAGAAGATATGTTGATGAAGCTAGCTCAATTATATTTAAAGGTGATAAGCCTTTAGGTTCAGATGGGCCTTATATTGTATCACCTGAGTTTATTTCATCTGACTTAGATAAAGACGTAGACACATTTATAACCGATCTTACGGAAAGGAACTTGCTTCCGTAAATATTTATTAATACATTATATTTATAACAAAATAACAAATGGGATATTTAAATAACCAAGTAATAACAGTAGATGCTATCTTAACTAAAAAAGGTAGAGAGTTACTAGCTCAAAATGATGGTTCCTTTCGAATCACACAATTTGCATTAGCAGATGATGAAATAGATTATACTTTATACAATCCAACTCATCCATCAGGCTCAGCTTTTTATGGTCAAGCAATTGATAATATGCCCTTATTAGAGGCATTTCCTGATGAGTCACAAATAATGAAGTATAAAATAGCTACTCTACCTAGAGGAACAGCTAAACTACCAGTATTAGACTTAGGTTACTCTGCAATTACTCTACAACAAGGAGCTTCACTTGCAATAACACCTCAAACTTTAAATTACTTAGGTAATACTACGTCATTTGAAACTTCAGGCTACACTGCAACAATAGCTGATGTCAGAACAATGGCTACATTTAATGGTGTAGGAATTCAGTCAACCGCAGCTACTGATCAAAATACAACTTCAACTACAACATTAGGAACAAATGTTTCCTCAACAGTAATTGGATCACAAATTAACTTAAGAGCAACAACAGTAAATACATTATTTGGTTCTAACACTCAATTAAATACAACAATTACATTTGTTGGGTTAGATAGTGGAGCTAGAATAACAATTCCTGTAACAATAACTAAAGTATCATAAAAAATAAAAAATGGGATTTAAAAGATTAGACGCTGAAGACTTTGTAGTAAGCGCAGATGCAGTACAATCAGTAGCATGGTCAACCGGAGCACCAACTCTAACTGAGTACTTTACTTCCTCAGTTCAAGCCGCAGGTTCATCAGGAAATTATTATTTAAGTGTTTATCAAACAGCTTCAACGGATGCCTCTACTGTAGTTCAATTTGACATTGCTTACGCTGATATTTTAGGATCAGGAAGTGAATATTATAATAATGCAATTACAGACAGAACACCTTCATCAACAATTTATGGTCAATATAGGTCATTAATTTTAGAAGATGAAAATGCTTCATTTACCTTTGGGGATGGAACAAATCAAATAACTGGAAGTAATTTTTGGGTTATTTCACCTGACAGAGCTAGATATAAAGAAAAATTATTCCCTGGAACCTTTAATTTAAGTTTATCAGGATCGAATGGTTTAATTCAATTAACTGATAATTCAAATGATGTTACTACTCAAACATTTTTAGGTACAACAAGAGTATTTCAAATTGTATCGGGTTCAAATGGTAGTGCTTACTCTACAACAGGATATGTAGCAGGATCAGGTTCATATGGTTTATTTCTACCAGACATAGCAACAATTATCCTAAACCCAGATGCTATATCTCAGTCAATTCATGTTGAAACTGATAGAGCAGCTAATTTAACAAATGGAACTAATCAGGCAACTCTATATAATGCCTTAGTATTAGGAGCTACAAGTTCATTAGGATTTACTTTAAATGCTGAGGAAACAATAACTTCTGATTATGTATTTGTTAGATCAAGAAATGCAGAATTTAACTACTCAGCTAATCCATCATTTATATCAGGATCAACTGGAGAAGTAATTTATGATTCATTTATAAATAATCCTCAGGTTTATGTTACAACAGTTGGAATGTATAATGATGCCAATGAATTAGTAGCAGTAGCTAAACTATCAAGACCACTACTTAAAGACTTTACAAAAGAATCATTAGTTAGAGTCAAATTAGATTTTTAAACAAATGAATGAGCATTTTCAAACCATTTATAACATCAGATGTAGTTGTAACTCCATTTAAAGTAAATAAAACTTTTACTTTCACAGGAGCTAGTGCTCTTACATCCTCAAATGTTGGTATAGATAGATATTTTGGTAAAAATATTCAATCAACCCTATTTATTTCTGGTTCAAACCCAACAGGGGAATTCGCAACACAAAATCAAGAATTAGTATATGAGTCAATAAAACAACTTTATTATTCAAATTACTTACTTAACCAGGATGGTTCTCCAATTTATACAGCTTCATTTAATGAAGATGGAACAATAACAGGAGAAGGTGGAACTAAACAACCAATGTATTATAATTATTTACCTGATACTTTAGATGCTAATAGATTATTTCCTACTGCTTCTAATGATAGGATAGGAGTTATTTCCATTCCTTCAAATCTATTTGGTGAATTCATTAAACCCGGAACATTTTCATATACTTACAGTGGGTCCCTTAATGGGTTAATTACTGATGATGAAAATGGAAATTTATTTAAAGATGGAGCTAAAGTAGGAGACATAGTTTACCAACATGGTATTATAATTTTAACTTCATTTGGAACCTCAATAGTAGGTAGTGTTTATGGAACAGCTTTATATGGTACTGGAGTTTACTCCGGTGCTGGGGCTATAGAATTAGATGATGTTATTACTTCAAATAATGTAACTTGCTCATTTCAAAGTACAACTACAATATATGAATCACAATATAAATGTACTTTAAGAGAAAATGAATTCAACTTTTCCCTAAACCCTTCAATAATTTCCTCTTCCCTCTCGGGTGAAGTTTATGATTTTGCAACTGGATCATATTTTGAATCCTACATTACTACAGTAGGTTTATATAATAACGCTAACCAATTAGTAGCTGTTGGTAAATTAGCTCAACCCCTACAATCCTCAAATACTACTGACACAACTATATTAGTTAACTTAGACCTATAATATTTATAAGCATGGCAAAAACATTATCCAAAACCGGAATAACAACAACAAATACTATTGAAGCATGGCATGTTACGCAATCAGTAGATGCTTTAACAGGAACAGATGCTTATGATATAACCATTTCAGGCTCATTAAATGTTGATGGTCCTGTTAGTGGCTCATTTTCAGGCTCATTTTCAGGCTCATTTTCAGGCTCATTTTCAGGCTCATTTGATGGTACAATACCATCATCTTCATATGCTACTACTGCTTCATATGCTACTACTGCTTCATATGTTACTACTGCTTCATATGTTACTACTGCTTCATATGCTACTACTGCTTCATATGCTACTACTGCTTCATATGTTACTACTGCTTCATATGCTTTAACTGCTAATACATCTTCATACTCTTTAAATAATTTCCAAGAAGTTTTAGATAATGGATCTTCAGCTACAATTAGTGAAGTATTTGATTTAACAGTAAATGAAAATATAACAATAAACTCCCCAGCTGATACAGCTACTTTAACAGGAGATGAAGCCAAATTATCAGGATCAAATAATACAACTATTATAGGTAATAGTGTAAATATAACAGGTAAAACAAATTTAGTAGGTGCTTTTACAGCCTCTGGAGACATAAGTTCAAGTGGTATTCTTTACTCCAATCAATATAAAGTAGATGGAGTAACATTTATAGACATTGGAGGAGGATCAATTTTATTAGGTAGTACAACCACACCAACTCTAACAAAAGGAAATTATACATTCATTAATCCTATAACAGCATCAAGTAATGTAAGTTCAAGTGGTACTGTATATGGAATTACAGGTTCATTTTCACATTTAGTAGGCAATAGCCCTATAACTGTTACTTCCCCAATAATATCTCAACTTAATAATACTAAGGTAGTTGAAGTTGAAAATTCTAGTTCATTTCCAACCCCAGTAGGAACTCAAATTACATTAGAAGAAAATACTACTTATATTGTAAGAGGTAATGTTAATATGTCTGATACATTATTTGCATCTGGCTCAGGTATAAGTCTAATAGGATTAGATAGAAATTTAGATACTCTTACTTATACAAGCTCATCAACATTTTTAACAGTTGAAAACAGTGATTTTACTATAAGAGACCTTAAACTTAGTGCTACTAATACTAGTTCATTACTAATAAGTGGTTCAAACTACACTTCAGGTAGTTTTAATCAAGGTAGAGATAAGGTATTTGAAGTAGTCAACTCTCAATTTAGAAATTGTGGTAACGTAGCAGATTTTAAGGGATATGATTTAATTGATTTTAGTAATACATTATTCTTTTACATTCAAGCTCCTACAATAGGTGTAAGATTTAAAGATACCTCTAAAACAGAAATAACATCTTGTGAATTTCTCCGTTGGTATGATGAGACTTCAAATCCAACCCCTTCAGGATACTCAACAGCACCTATGATTGAACTTACAGATACTGGGAGTGAAGGAGAAGGATTTGGGGCTGTAAATATAAATGGATGTATAATCCATCCTCAAGTTCAACAAGATGGAATCAGAATATCTACAGGTTCTCTTACAAGATTTGGAACTATATCTTCTAACGCTTTTATAGACATTAACTTAACAACTGGGTCTGTATTTTATCCTACTAATGTTCAAGATCTACCTGATTATTCTCAAACTGCTACTTATAATTATGATGTATTTGCTAATCAAGGTATTTTAAATTCTACTTCAGGTATAATATATACAGTAACAGGAAATACTCAAGATACAACATTATCATCTAATACACCTACTATAATTGATTTAAATGTAGCAGCTGTTGATCAAGCAAGTGTTAGATTTACTTTAGATACTTCTACAGGAAAAATAACATACACTGGAACAAAACAAATATATGTTTCATTTCATATTACATTATCATTTTTAAAACAAGATAAAGGAACAGATGATTATACTTTTTATATAGCAAAAGGAACATCCACATCTTCCGCAGCTGAAATCACAGCTAGTGGAATTGAACTTCCTGATTTAGATGATATTGGGGGGTCTGTTACTTTAGTTTATGGTATATTAGTAAATAATGGGGATTTCTTTGAACCTTGGGTAGAGTCTTCTAGTGGAGATGATATATTAGTTACTGATATCAAGTTCTTAATAAGAGAATAATGGAACAAGTCTTTCCAGGCAGTGTATATGGAGAAATAACCAATGAAGGTTCAGATAAACTTATTAAAATATTTAAATCTAATCTAACGAAATCAGATGTATTTTATGATTTAGGGTCAGGGGAAGGAAAATTAGCAATAAAAATAGCTTGTAAAACTAATGTAAAAAAAGTTGTTGGTATTGAATTACATAAAGAAAGATTTAATACATCTATTAAACATTTAAAAACTTCAAATACAGATAAGGTATCTTTTATAAATAAAAATTTTCTTGATGTAGATTTATCTGATGCAACTATAGTTTATTTTTCTAATGAAGGTATACCTAAAATAACATGCCATAAAATATGGGATAAATTACCAAAAGGTTGTTTATTAATTTGTGGAAGAAGAATAAAAAATATAGAGAATAAAAAAAAATATAAACGTACTGAAATTATTGAAAAGACATATACTAAAAAAAGAAGTAATTGGTATATTATAAAAGAATAAATTAATGAATTGGCTATATAATAAAGAAGAAATAACAAACACTTCTCAATTACCTGATGATACATTTGGGTTTATTTATAAAATAGAACACATCCCATCAGGTAAATCCTACATAGGTAAGAAATTCCTTAGACATTTTACTAAGAAAAAACTAACTAAAAAAGACTTAGCTTTGTATGAAGGCCAACCTGGAAGAAAACCTAAATATAAAATAGATGTTAAAGAGTCAAATTGGAAAGATTATTGGGGTTCAAATAAACCTCTACAAGAAGTATTTAAAAAAGAACCAAGAGAAAATTTCCAAAGAACTATAATTAAGCTAGCCCCAACTAAAAAACTACTAACTTACTATGAAGTTAAGTATCAATTTATTTATCAAGTTTTAGAAAAACCTGATGAATTTTTCAATGATAACATATTAGGTAAATTTTTTACAAAAGACTTTGAGCCCCCAAAATAAGATACTATATTATAATTCATGATAAATGAGTTATTAGTTAACTTAGTTGACTCTGTATTAGGTGTAAGTAAACGAACATCAAAAGGTAATCAAGCATACCATTGTCCCTTCTGTAACCATCATAAACCTAAATTAGAAATTAATTTTACTGAAAATAAAGAAGGTATAAACCCTTGGAATTGTTGGGTTTGTAATACTAAAGGAAAAAAACTTTATTATTTATTTAAAAAATTAAAGGCCCAACCTGAAAAATTTCAAGAATTAGGAAAGTTAGTTAAAACTGACTTTAAAGTAGAAGATATTATAGTTGAGGAAAAAATTAAATTACCTAAAGAATTTAAAACTATAATAAACAATAATGATATTACAGCTAAAAAAGCATACTCATATCTTAAAAGTAGAAATATAACTAATGAGGATATAATAAAATATAACATAGGCTATTGTAATTTTGGCAAATATAAAAATATGGTTATAATTCCTTCATATGATGAAAATGGAGAATTAAATTACTTTATTTCAAGATCATTTGAAAAAGATGCCTTTATTAAATATAGAAACCCAGATTGCTCGAGGGACATAATAGCTTTTGAATTGTTTATAAATTGGTCTTCACCCTTAATTTTATGTGAAGGGGCATTTGATGCTTTAGCTATAAAAAGAAATGCAATACCTTTATTGGGAAAAAATTTACAAAAAACACTACTTAAAAAAATAATTACCTCAGAAGTTGAAAAAATTTACATAGCCCTAGACACAGATGCTATGAGACAAGCTTTACAACATTGTGAGTATCTTATGAATCAAGGTAAAAAAGTATACCTTGTTGAATTAGAAGGAAAAGATCCAAGTGAAATAGGATTTTCATATTTTACTAAACTAATTCAAAATACCAATCCATTAACAGAGTATGATTTAATGGAAAGAAAAATTTCATTAATATGAAAAAAGAAATAATAAAGAAAAAATACAATAGAATTCTAAAAATATCAGATGATGCACAGCAAATAACTATGCCTGACTCTAGATATTATAAAAGAAATGGTGAGTATTACCCCTCAATAACTTATGTATTAAATTATTATCCCAAAGGTAAATTTTTCGAAGATTGGCTTAAAAAAGTAGGATACTCTGCTGAGTATATTGTTAAAAGAGCATCTGAGCAAGGCACACAAGTTCATGAAATGATTGAAGATTATTTAAATGGTAAAGAATTAAATTTTCTATCACCAACAAACAATCCTCTATATCATCCTGATGTATGGCAAATGTTTTTAAGATTTGTTGAATGGTGGGAAACATACAATCCTACTTTATTAGAAGCAGAAGTACATTTATTTTCAGATGAATTAAAAGTAGCAGGTACTTGTGATTTAGTTTGTGAAATTGATGGTGAATTATGGATTATAGACTTTAAAACTTCAAACCACCTACAAACTACTTATGATTTACAAACAGCAGTTTACTCCAAATGTTATGAAGAATGTTTTGAACAAAAAATAGACAGACGGGGTATTTTATGGCTTAAGTCAAGTAAAAGAAAATTCAATAAAGAAAAAATGACAGGTAAAGGATGGGAAATGTATGAGTCAAAACGAACCCAAGAAGAAAATTTAGACATATTTAAAACTGTTCAAAAACTATTCAATCTAGAAAATCCTAAACATGCTCCTATTTTTACAGAATTTAGAACCTCGGCGTGTAGATCTTTGGCTTCCAAGTAAAAGAATGTTATATTTATAATGTAAATGGAAAATGGCTAGTATATGAATTTAGAGGATATTATAGAGAGTATCAAAACTGAAATAGACACTCTTGCACACAACTATAACCACAAAATAGATTTTGTAAGAAATACAAATTATTGGAACATAACAGCGAAAGCTAAAAGAGATGCTTTAGATGAAGCTCTTTTAATAATAAAGAAATACTCATAGATAGATGAAAAAATGGAAATTAAAAGATCTTAGATGTTGGGATTTTATGTATTACATTGGTGATATAATTAATTTAGACGGAGATGGTTGGGTTACTAAGGAGGAAGCAATTGAAATATTAAAGAAAATTAATTCATAGCATTTCCTCATATTTATAATAAAATTAAATGATTTCATTAGTTGGATTATTAACCGAAATTCAAGGCAAACCTAAAGCCTTAATTCTCGCTGGAGCCCCCGGAGCCGGGAAGGGGTATATCTTAAAAGGATTAAATTTAGGAGGTTTAAAAACTTTTAATATTGATAATACTTTTATAGATTTACTAAAAAAAGCAAATGTATCTTTAGATTTAAAGTCTCATGGGCCTGAGGAAAGAAGTACAGCTGCTAAGGCAATGGCCGCAGCCACTAAAGACTTTAAAACTAATTTACTACCAAATGCTATTGCAAATAAAGAGTCATTTATTTTAGATGGTAC